ATGGGGAACTAAATGGCCGGAGACAGATTTATTTGTTCAACAAGAATATACAAATCGTCGAGATGATAAAGCAGAAATTGCTTTTGGTTTCAATACAGCTTGGTCACCACCTATTGAAGCATTTAATAAAATTAGTGATGACTATCCAAACATTCTTTTCTGTCTTTATTATGAAGAACCAGGAATGGGCTTTTGCGGAAAGAATATTTGGTTTGATGGTGAATGCAAAGAAGAGTACCAATCTGAACTGATTCAAAACTATTTTGAAGAAGATTACCTCTTTGAAACCTATAGCGAAGAAGCTAAAGAGTAGATACTCAAAATCTACAAACAATAAAACAAAAACAACGGGCGTAAGCCTAATCTAAACGAAAGTAACAAAACAATGGAAAACGAACTTTTTGACACAATCTTTGACTTGTCAATGAAAAACCCTGAAATCACAGATGCAAAAGCGTATGGTTTCAATAAGACTGATGAGGGAATGGCTTCAAAGCTAATCATGAATGCATCAGATATCTATGATATGATTGATCATCTTAATGATGACAAATCATTTCATATTTACAACTATCTTAGCCTTGTAACAACAGGTTGGGCTGCACCTTTAAAAAATGGTGAAGTTGATGGTGCGCCTAGTGAACATCCAGAAAGAAGAAGAGTATCTTTGGTAATTCTTGCTGATGTTGATAATAAGAGTATCTTGGGCAGTGTACTTCAGTTTGAAGGTGAAGAAGAAGAAAAAGTATATGATTACAATACAGCAACAGGAACTCTTGCTGATGCTTTTAGTTCAATCTTCGAGGATTAATTAATGTTCTCGATGGATGATTTCAATAAAGACAAAGATTACTACGAAAATTTCAAAGCTGTTGAAGATTTGGGTGAGTTTCCAACATATCTTATGTTGGTAACTCATAAACTCAAGGAAATAAATCTCGATGAAACAACAAAGAGTGGTCATGAATTGATGATGAAAATCTTCAATATGACAGGACTTAGCCTTATAGATGAAAATGAGCAAGCACTAAATGTAGTGATGGCTTTGATTTCTCATATTTATGCAATGATTCTGTTTTTTGAAAATCAAGATTCTTACTTTGAATATTTTGATGAGACTGTGATTTATCCAATGATTAATAGAGGTAATTCGTAAATGGATAATTGGTTTGATAAAGCTGCCTGTAAAGATACACCTTCAGAAATCTTTTATCCAGATGGTTTAGATAAAGCCGAAGATGAAAAGAGAGAAGCTACTGCAAAGATTATTTGTAAATCATGTCCAGTTGCTGGTGAATGCTTAATGCATGCAATTGAAAATGAAGAAAAATATGGAGTATGGGGTTCTTTTGCACCAAAAGAAAGAAAGAATATTATCTCCTTGTTCTCTAATTATCATATTGATATCAATTTGTGTAAATCTATTGTTAATAAAGAGATGAGAACATTAAGAGCAAGAGTCAAAAGAGATTGGGTCTGAAATGGAAAAAGATGTAGGTCTTTCTTTTAACGCAACAATAACTGTTGAAGAAGCAAGAAAGAAATTGCGTGTTCCTTTTCAATCCGAGAATCAGAAGATTGATGTTGAGATTAAAAAGTCTTTCATTAAGAAAATAGTAGGGAGGATGTTTAAAAAAGATGGAGCGTAAAGCGATGGTCTTGATAAACAAATATAGGAATGCTTATTTAGTTGCACAACACGAAGGTTCTTATGCTTTAAATATAAAGTATTATGCCCATCGTCATTATATGTCAGATGAAGATTTTTCTGAAGCATATGATATTGCAAAGAAAGCATTCTTTGATCAAGTTGAATTCATAATTGCACATTATGGATTTAAGGGTTTTTCCGTTGAAGGGAAAAATAGTGGTTGGCTAAAGCCAATCACTGAAACAAATAAAACAGTTCAAACTGTGTTCGATGATTATCTTACTTTTGAAGAATATCTTGTTCAAGATAAGATCTATCATATGTTTGAAATGATAAAAGAACAACAAAGAGGTATTAAAAACATTCTTGAGTATTCAGAAACTCTGGATGATTTTATTCAAAACATTGAAAGTTATGAGGAAATATGAGCACAACAGAGAAAAAGACTTGCGCTGAGCTTGTCTATGAGAAAATGCTTGATAGAAGCATTCAGATTGAAGAACTGAATGACATTATTGAAGACATTGAATCTGATGGTGATAAAGTATCAGAGGCTGTAGAGGAACTTAATAATCTTGCATTAGAGATTAGTTCTTTTAAGAGTATCAAAATTCTTTTATCAACAGGTGGTCCTGCTGATTGGCTTGAAGCAAAACTTGATGATTATGGTGATCTTGTTGATTTAACTTATCATTATGCTGATTGGTTTGACCACGCTGAAACAACTGTCCCAAAAAATTCATATCTTTGGGATTATGCAACACAAATTGTAGATAGCTACTAGCAAGAAAGAGAAATAAAATGGAATTAGAAAATGTAAGCATTAAGCTTTCACCAACTGCAATATCAGAAATTATTGATACAGTTGCTGATTCAATCAAAGACAACATCAAAGATTCAATCACTGATGAGCTCAAAGATGATGTTAAGGATGACATCATGCAAGAACTCGATATTACAGATGATATTAGATCTTACATGTCAGATTGGTTTGATATTGATGACTATCTTCAGCATATAGATTTTGATTCATATATCGAAAAACAAGATGTTGAAGATGAGATTCAGACATTGCTTTGTAATTATAGTCCGCTTTCAACTTGTACTACTGCTGAGTATGCAACTAAAGCTATGCGTGATGCATTGAGATATTTCTTGCTTAAGGATATTGAAATTGTAGAGGATATCGCTAGAGCTTTAGAGCGCCGTAATAAGAGGCAATTAGAGTCAGAAATTCGTGATTCAATCATTGAAGAAACACGAGAAGTAATGCGTGAAAGTTTGCGTCATGAGTTTATCGCTGAACTTAACGCATACAATGATGCTGTCAAAAAGGCAGAAGAAATCATTAATATTAACAACCAGACAACCAATTGGATTGTCAATCAATAAATAAAAATTGATGTGAGGGGATGGAAGATAATTCTATCCCCTCATGTCGTTAATCAAGAAAGAAAAATTATGAAATATATTAAAGTAACAAACAGTGCAAATAATGTAAATCGTCTTAAGCTTGAGAAACTTGGTTTTTCTACAAAGCGAGATGATGTAAATACAATTGGTCAATTTGGTTCTGGTATTAAATTTGCTCCAATTGCTGCTGCTCGAAAAGGTATTGAGTTTATATTTGTTGGTCAAGATGATAAAGGCCCATATACTTTAGAGTATGTTATTCGAGAAGAAGAAGGTATTTCATCAATCTTCTATAAATATGAAGATTACGAGAAGCCATCTTCTTTTACTGCTGAAGCAGGAATTTTATCTTGGGAGTCTGATTTTCAGATTTATCGTGAAGTAATTGCTAATGCAATCGACGAAGCTAAAATTACTGGAACTGAATGGAGCGCAGAAATTGTTGATGTTGAAGATATAACTTCGGTTGAAGGTGAGTTTTCTGTATATCTATCAGCAACTGAATCTCTATCGCATATTCATGATAATTTTGATAAGTATTTCTCTGTTAATAGAAATCCAATCTTCATTGATGCTTCTGGAAATAAGATTTATGAATCTATTGATCCAAATGTATTCAGAGTTTATTCTAAAGGCGTTCTTGTATTCTCAGCAGACAATACTTTTAAATCATACGCAAGAGAACAAAGTCTGCCCGGATTCTTTGATTATGAATTAGATTATAACCTAGAATTGAACGAAGAACGAACTGTCAGTAATACTTTCCAAATGAATAATTCTGTTATATCTTTGCTTTCAAAGGCTATGGATAGCGATATTATGAAAGCTGTTTTGGATAATCTAATTAATTCAAGCAGCTTAAATAATTATTATGAGAATCAACACATCTCAGAATATTCTTGGAGCTCATATGCGTATTTACAAGATAAAGATCAATTCTTTGACAATTTTATTGAAATCTTCCCTGAAGGTATTTTATTAAGTGCGAAGGAAGCAAACATCAATATTATTGAATCAACAAGAGTTCGTGGTTATAATCCAATTGTAATTCAACATGATGGTATCTTTAGCTTTTTGAAAAATATTGGCGCTCCGACATACAATAGTATTCTTGGTGAATATTTCAAATATGATGTAACTAAAGATTTGAGTTTTTATCCAACAATCGTAAGTTCAATGGCTATCATTAATGATATCTATCCAGAATTTATTGAAGAAAATGATGGAATTGGGGTTTACTTTGGTGATGATGAAAGAATTCTTGCTGTAACAACAAGTATTCCTTTTGAAAACGAAACGGAATATACTAAGAAAATTCTTGTAAATCATTCATTTGCTGATGTTGCAAATATTCCACAAATGATTTCTACTCTTGTTCATGAATGGGATCATAAGAAAACCGGAATTGGTGATGGTGATTCTATGGGTAGAGAATTCCGTAGTCTTGCTGATGAAAAAATCGGTTATCTGATTTATGAACTCTGGAAGGCGAAGAAGAAAAAATAGCAAAATCCCTCACTTGACTGTCTAGTAGAGTGTAGACTATGGCAAACACTAACAAGGAGTTTGCTATGGACTTAGACCAATACTATCGTTTTATGAAATGGACTAGCTTTATATGCTTTTGCATAATTTTTCCACCAGCTGCATTTATAATAATAATAGCGTTATTAATGTTTATGATGGGTGGTAAGTAATGCCAAGATATGAAAACTATTTTGTTGTTGAGTTTAGATTTCCTGTAATGGTTGAAGATGTTTCAACAGTAGCAGAAGCTGTATCTAAAGCAAACAGAATATGCGAAAGAGTACATGGATTTAAACCAAACAATTGGTTTGCGAGAATATTTGAATATTCCACTAGACAGAAAAATCCCGGTGTTGCTAAAGAGTATTTTTATAATCCAAACTCTTTAACATATAGAGAGATAACAAAGAATGTTGAGTTGTTTAACAATCTTCATTCTAGAAATCTTTCTGTTGAGGATATTTATGATTATGAGAAATTCATTAGCAAAGTAGCTATTGATGAAGAAGTAAAAATTAATGATGACGAATAACAGAAAGGTTATTTGCTGCGGTTGCCAAAATCAATTCCTAACATCTAGTACAACTGTTTATAGAAAGAAAAGATGTTGTGGTAATGAAATGTGTTATAATGTTATTGATCAAAAAGTAACCAATGCGAATTACAAGAAGCAACAAAAGAAAATTGCAAAAGGAACTTTTAGACATGGAGTTCCTATTGAGATTAAAAAGGAAATTATCCTAAGAGATAAGAATACATGTAAGCTTTGCTATGAAACCTGTGCTGATAATAAAGCACAGGTTCATCATATTATTCCGGTATCTAATGGTGGATTAGATGAAAGAAAGAATTTAGTTCTTCTTTGTTCTGATTGTCACACATTAGTTCACCAAGTAGGTTGGGAAAAATACCAAGCTCATTTGGATAATTACACAAAGTATACAGAAAGAACTAATTATTAAGAATTAAGGTTTGGAGATATGGCGGAATAGGCAGACGCAGAAGACTTAAAATCTTCCGATGAATAATCGTATGGGTTCGAGTCCCATTATCTCTACAATGCTAGGTAAGGCAACTAGCATATACTAAAAATGCCTAAAGAATAACAATAAAACAACTGGCGTAAGGATAACATTAATATGGGATATTATGTACACACAACAGAAAATGTAGAATTTTTTCTACCAAAAGAAAACATTGATAAAGTCTATCAAAAGATGTGCGAATTAAATGACTTTGACGATTTAAAGCGTGGAGGAATGTATGGTTCAAACAATGACCCAGTTGAAGGAGAACGATATCGCAGAGATAAATGGTTCTCTTGGATGTCTCCTAACTATCCAGAAACTTGTAAGGATATGTTTGCAATTCTACAAGAACTTGGGTTTTACTGGAATCTCGATGAAGAAGGAAATGTAATCAGCATTGGTTATGACTACAATAAAACAGGCAATGAAGAGTATTTCTTATGCTGCTTTGCTGGATTTGTCGCAGATGGATCAGAAATTGAATTCAAAGGCGAAGATGAATCTTATTGGAAATTTGTATTCAAAAATGGCAAAATGACTCGATATGATGGCGAAGTCGAAATCAAGTACTATATTAAGAATTCAGAAGAATATGAATTTGGCAAGCCAACAAATGCTGATGTTCAATCAGAAATTTGGAGAAAGAACTTTTATGAAGATCTTAAGAAGAACAAAGATCTTGAATCGAGAGTAATTGGTGAGCTTTAAATAAGTTCGGGGGGGTTTAGCTCAGTTGGTAGAGCAGTAGACTTTTAATCTATTGGTCATGGGTTCAAGTCCCATAGCCCCTACTTTTAAGAGAAAGGAAAAGTATGTTTCATATTTTTACAACAACAATGATAATTATTTTTCTATCAATGATTCTTTTGGGATTGAAGGATGGATAAGTAGTGTATAATGTATAAAGGTAATACTATGAGGATTAAACCATTTGAAGAGCATAAAGATCAGTTATTTACTGATTATGCTATGCAACTTTTTAATGCTCATTGTTCAGATAATAGCCATGAGATGATAAAATTCCTTGTGGATTCTCTTGAAGAAGAAGCTGAAGATAATCCTGCGTTTTTGCCGGGTCTTGTCTTTGGTTGTATGGTTCATATGTTAATGATGACTCAGATTATTTCTTTAGAAAGAGATGTTCCTATTAGTGAAGCTACTGCTTCATATGTTTCTATGTATCAGAGTAATAGAAAGAATCTTGCTAAGATGTTGGGAAATAGACCCGATTACGCAAAAGAATTGATAAACAAACTGTCTGAAGAAGACTTCAAATAAACTTTAGTTAAAATCTAATAAGCCGAATGGTCCGAACGGTTTGACGGAGAAAACCTTATAAGTTTTTTGAATAGGTTCAATTCCTATATTCGGCACTTAAACCATTATTTGATATAATGGTACTTACATTTTTTATCACTGGAGGTGATGCTTATTGAAATAATCTGTGAAACAAGTAGCATTAAAAGATTGATGCAGTGATCTTGTTTCGCAACCTTAGCAAAATGCTAATACGGTCTGTATAAAAAGATTTGTAGGTCTTATTTATCTTCCGTAAAACCAATAGTTTTAAGGAGCGAAAATGAAAACTAATCATAAAATAAAATCTATATTACTGTCAACAATTCTGCTTTCAACAGTAATGTTAGTATCAGAAGCAAAGGCTTCTGAAAATGAAAGCGTAACAACAACTTCATCAAATAATATTGCTGTATTAATTGATGAGTATCCAAAGTATCTAGAAAATGGTAAGCCTAAAGCATTGGATATCTATTGGGATAGAATGGCCCAATGCGAAACAGGTGGAGATTGGAAGAACGGTGGAAGATGGTCTGGAGGTTTAGGAATATATCAACAGACTTGGGAAGGTTTTGGTGGAAGACAATTTGCAGCAAAACCTCATTTAGCAACAAGACAAGAGCAAATAGTTATTGCTAATAGAATATCAACACAAGGGTATCAAACAAAGAATACTTTTAGAACTCTTAAGGATAAACAAAACAATAAACCTCATTTTCAAAATCCAGTTGGATTTGGAGGATGGGGTTGTAAAAAATCTGTTGGTAATCCGGTGCTTGTTACTAAACCACCTTATAAGATATACTTTTGGAAATTTCCTGTTGGAGAAAGAAGCCAAAGGGTAAGGAAACTTCAGCGTCTAATCGGTGTTGAAGCAGACGGTTATTATGGTGAATGGACAAAAAAGAAACATCTTGCTTTTGTTAAAAAGTATAGGCAGTCCATTGAAGATGACCATAATAATTATTTAAGATCTAAAGGTTTGGTGCGCTAGAAACCAAAGAGGCACAGCAATGTCTATATTAACAATAGTTAATATCTAGCAATTAAATAGGGGTTTAGTTATTACCTCAAAACCCCGTATCTGGTATATGTGCGGGTAAAAATAACTAATATACCAATAAGCTTCTATAGTTAAATGGATATAACGAGGGACTTCTAATCCTTTATTCTAGGTTCGAATCCTAGTGGAAGCACTAAGAGAATGGTTACGGTTAAGTCCTGGATATTACTAACTGTAGCCATTCTCTTTTTATATCCCCAAAAACAAGGAGAACAATATGGTTAGCAAACACTGGCCGTTTAGTGAAGAACAAACTGAATTCATAAAGAGTGCAAATAAGTTAACAAATGCTTTTCATGATTTGTTAATCAAATGGCATACTCTTGATTCAAAAGATGATCAATTAGCTTGTATTGGTTATCCTTTTGGTGAATCATTAGAAGATGTTTGGGCATCGGTTTCAGAATGGAGTGAAGGTATAATTAAAAACTTTAAAGAGTCAAATCATTTTTCCCCAACAATTACTGTAAGACAAATGAAGAAAGTTCTCGATGGACTTGAAGATGATGAACAAATTGTTATTTGGGATGAGCAGAAAATGTGGTGGTTAAATATTGGTTCAGTTGATGTACCAGATCAAGAAAATCTTTTTACTTTAGTTCTTTACCCAAAAGATACATTCGATACAAGACAATTCTAAAGGAGAATACAATGAGAACATTAATGAGTTGGTCAGAAGAAGACATTGAAGTTCATGACCATTATTTAGAAACAGAAAATTATGAAGCATTGGCTAACTTTCACGCTGATTGTGCAAGTCAGTTGATGCTTTCAATGAAACCACAGAAAGGTGTATTTTATAATACAACACCTTTCCCATTGGTTGAAGCACAAATTCACGCACAGTTATCTACAACATTTGCAATTCTACATAAGGAGAATAATTAAAATGGAAGATAGAGAAATTATTAGAAGTATCATTGAGGTATTACAAACACCGGGGGAAGAGTTATCTGATGGTCAATGCCTTGATGAAATAATTAAGTTAATCGAAACAAAATACACAATTGATTGGAGCAAGCAATGAAAAAGTACAGAGTAGAAAAGCACTATAACAAAGTAGAAATTTATATTGTTGAGTGTGAAGAGAGTGAGGATCCAAAAGATTTCGTTGAAAGAAATTGGGATTTAGAACCTGATGATATTGTTGAAGACTTTGATCATTACAATGTAATTGACAAAGAGATGGATGATGCAATGGAATTAATCGGAAGAATGAGGAGAATTGACTGGTATTACAATTACAGTGATGACTATTCAGTTTGGTCTAGAGGTAGAAATCAAGTTGAGAAATTGATTTCTGATTTGTCAAAGATGAATCTAACAGAAAAAGATTTGGCTAATCTTAAAGAAGCTTCCCGGATTTACAATCAAGTAAGCGGCAAAGATCAAGAAAAGATTGATGCAATGAATTCTGATTGGGATAGTAGATTAGATCACCTTTATAGGAGTGCACAAAATGGAAAATGAATTTAACGAAGAATGGCCAAGAAAAATTACTGCACATAAAGTAATCACTTATGATACAGAAATTGCTTATGAGCAAATTTTGGAAGAAAGAAAAGAAGATAAAGATGACACCCCAGTTACTTTTGAAGATGTGGTTGAGAGAATTCTTGAACTTGCAAAAGTAGATTTCAGTTGTGGTTGGGGTCATCAAGCAGATATTACTGATCTTATTATTCAAGATGAGAATGGAGATGATTATTAATGTTAGTTAAATATACAATTCATAAAGTTGGCACTCCAAAATTAGCTTTCCCAAATCATCCAAGTTATTGGGAATCTGAATATTGGAACAATGATGATGGTTGGGGTCATAAATCAACTGCAACTGTTTTTGAAAACAAAGAATCAAATTTACCATTAGATGGAGAATGGGTAGAAATTTATGTCAACGAAGATTAACAAAGAAAAAGTCATTTATAAAGAAATGCAACCGAATTTTTTTATATGCTACTTTTGCGAATTACCTATGTATCAAGATCTTGGTTATATTGGATTTCAAAATGAGCATATTGTTCATCCAATGAGTTGTCAAGATTGTAAAATTAAAATGGAGAATGAGTAGAAGATTATGTCAACAAAATTTAACGAAGAAGAAGTAACAGTATTTCCATTTGAATTAACAAATGAATGCACTTGCGAAGATTATGATGAAGAAACTGAAACCTTTAGTACTTCATCAGATTGTTTTGGTGATTGCTTTAATGATCAGTTAGATTATTTTAGTATGGCTACAAAAGAACTATTTGATAATAGTGAAACATCATGGTGGAAAGTATCAAACTTAAAGCTATGGAATGGTAATCATAGTGGTTTATTTTATGCCGAAAGTGTTGAGCAATTGGTTGAAGGTATGACTGTTCGTAGCGGTTGGATTATGCGTGGAACTATCTATAAAGATAAGATTGAGTATTCTCTTTCACATCACGATGCTCCAATGGGCAGCAATACTTTATTGACCAATGTAACAGAAGAAGAAAGACAAGAATGGGGATTGTATTAATATGAAGATTCCAAATTTTAAATATGATGTTGAATGGCTACAAGATGTGTTGCCAAATCAAATGTCAGATTTTTTCTATTGCGAAGGCTATGGACATAGCCCAGTTTGTCATATAACTGGTAATGGAAAGAAAGTTTTAATCTCTTGTGATGGAGAAATGAAACTTAGATACAACGAAAAAACTGGTGAAGAACATATCATCACCGATTTATGGGATCTTATGGAAGCCGGAATCAAAACTGATAAAGATTACAATGATAATCTAATTCGTTTTGAATGGGATTATAATCCTTGGTTTACTGCTTATGATGTAACTCATAATTATGATCCAACATTAGGTGAAGATACATATGATCATCTCGATTTTGTTGAAGGAAACTTATTAGATATCATTGACCAAGTTGTTAAATACATAGAGACAGGAGAAGTAAATGACTAAGGGATTAATTGTCAGAGCAGATAATACAAAAGATTATGTTGAAATTCAAGACTGGAAAGAAATCCAAGATATTGTAGGAGGATTTTTTAGTGTTGTAGATTTTGGCAATAAAGGATATTTTTGCTATATAGATGACGAAGGTAAACTTAAGAATCAGCCTTTAAATAAACTTGCAACAGACTTATGGTATGACTCAGGACAAATGATTTTGGTTGGGGATTATCTTGCTGGCAATGCATTGTTTTTTGGAGGCATTGATGATGAAGGAAACGATATGGATATCCCAGAAGATTTCATTAATGTATTCATGAGGTATGAATAATGAAAAGCTACAGAGTAAGTATATGGACAACAGTTGATGTTGAAGCTGGCAATGAACTTATAGCAGAGGAAATTGCTAGAGATATGTTAATCAATCAAGAAATTAAAAATAGAGACTTCTTCACTAATGCGGAAGAAATCGAGTAAAGGAAAGAACAATGCCACTAAATTGGTCAACAGAAAAAGTAGAATACTTTAAAAAGAATCCAGATAGCCTTTGGGTAAAGTATTATAAAGATACTCCGGAAGAGTATGAAGACTTGAATGCAGAAACAAAATCATTGGTTTTTGGAACAATGGCTGTTTGCATGAATTCAATTAACTGGAATAAGTCAGCTGAATTCTTTGCTAGATGGTCTGTTTTAGAGAAATTTGATAATTTCTTTTTGTATTCAGTCTATAAAGAGGGAATGGTATTGGAAAAGGTTTACCTAACTCCACAAGCCGTAATTAAGCATATTGGTTTATCAACTAATGCAACTTCAAAAACCACAAGAGAGTGGATTACTCATCTTTATAACTCTTATGCAAGAGAAGGAAAGCATGAGGGTATTGCAAGAAAAGATATCCAAAAAGCTTATGATGAAGCAATTGATAAATTTAATGATCATATTGCAAATGCTCTAATTAATCAGTCATCAACAAAGGAGTAACAAAGATGGCAAGTAAGAAACCAGCAAAGCCAATGGCAGGTCAAGGAAATGATACAAACAAGAAGCTTTCAGGTAAGGCTGTGATGTATTTTGGCTCTAAGACTGCCCAACCATTTATTTGTCCTACTTGTAGTAGAACTTTGACAAAGGGTATTGTTTATGAAGAAGCAAACTCAATGTTTTGTACTAGAACTTGTATTCCAAAGGTAGCGTAATGAGTACTTATGTAGATTTAAATCTCGATGAAGTTAAGGTATTATTGTCCGGACTTCATAATCTTGTAATTGATAAAGAAATTCTCGATTATATGCAGAGTCGAGATAGTAAGTCAATTTATACAATTGAAAATTTAATTTGTAAATTTGAAGATACTTTTAAGAGGTAATAAAATGAATATCAAAACAGACAAAGATGCATTTAACTTTGTAGCAAAGCAATTAATTGCTCAAGATGCAAAATGTCTAAATTCAGCTGAGGATTGTGTTTATAGAGGTTATTCACAAAGTTTTCTCGATGAACTTAGGGATAAAGCTCGTGAAGCAGTTTATGGGTATGATGAAAAATTAGAAGATCAAGATTGTTTTGCAGATGGTCAAGATTATTTTCTTGATTTATTATCAGAAGCAGATCCAGATTTAAAGTGTGCTGCAGGTCATCTTATTCTTGATCAATTCTATGATCAAAATATTGAGGGTCAAACTGTTATGGAAGATACTCCTGTTGAAGAAGCTATTAAACTTTCAAATCCTGACTGGAATTACAAGGATTCATCTCTAGAATTAATTAAGACATTGCAACAAATTCATGATTTCAGAGAGGTTTCATCTTGGCCTGTTTTGTTTCAAAAACTTGAAAAGTATTTTGATGAAGATGGGAAGTATCTCCCTAATTCTGTCTTAAAGTCAGAATTATAATTAAAAGATCGGTCAATAGCCCCTTCTAGGCTTTTTTATTTACTGGGTGTTGGTGAGAAAGTTTAGGAGGGGCTTTGGCTTTATTTTAAGGAGGCATTATGGCTATGGGAATGACTAATTGCGACTTATGTAAATCTTGGTTTTCAAGAGAAGAAGTTGCAACACACAATTGTAAAAATAACACACAGAAAGAAAATAAAATGCAATTACAAAATGTAGCATATCCAATTGGATTAAAAGTAACAAATGTCAGAATGATGACAATTGATGAAATGCACAATGAAGGATGGGAATAATCTTATGGTGGATTCCCAGTAGTCATTGAACTTGAAGATGGAGGAAAACTCTATGCCTCAAGTGATCCAGAAGGCAATGATTCAGGTTGTATTTTTGGCATGACTGAAAAAGGTGAAGCAATTATTATTTCTCCTTTAACTCAGGAAATGATTGATGAAGGCAGAAAAGCCTAATATGCAGTATGAAACAGCCCATGAATGGAAGCAAACAGATATGCCAAATTATTATATCTGTAGTTGCGGAAGTATTGGGATTTGGCATGAAGAATTTAATAAGGTTGAGGTTTTAATTCCAATCCCTTATGAGGTTTATTGTAAAAAGCATGGCTTAATGCTATGAGAAAGATAAATGAAATGAAAAACTACCCGGTTTGTCCTTTGTGTAAAGGTTATATTCCGAATAATGATACCCCAGGAGAATATCCTGGGGCTTTATCAAGGGTTGATAATACTACTGAGATTTGCTCTGAATGTGGTGTTATGGAAGCTCTTGCGGATTATGCAAGATCACAAAACAATCCTAATGTTCTAGATTAATTATACCTAGGACAATTTCTAAGACATTGTGCGCTTTTCAAAATCAATTTTGAGGTGAAAACGCATTTGAAACAATTAAAACGAATACAAGACCAACCAACGCTAAATAAGAAGGAAGTAAAAACACATGACTAGCAACATTTACATTAACAGGAAGCAATTATCTATTTTGAAAATTGCTTTGATGTCTCTTACCAGAGATGATGAGATGTTTGAATTTGCAATTGAAAATGGAGTGTTTAGCGAAGACGATATTCATAGCTATATCGAAACTCTTGGTTTGGTAGTTGATACATTGGGTGAGGCTGAAGGGATGCTTATGGTAAGTGAAATTGATCTAGATACCATTATGGAATGCTCTGATCTTTGGGGTAACTCTATCAATGGCGCTGCTAACTGATCAATAGGTTAAATTAAAAATAGGAGGTTTGAGATGATTATCTTAAACATTATTGGAGTCCTAATTCTATATGTTATATGGAAGATGGAGAAAGAGGCTAATGGAGGTGTTAGGAATATGGATACGGTTTCGGCCTTCCTTATTCCTTGCCTTATGGCAGTCTCAATTTGTTGGATTATCTTTGATATTTTGTTGAAGGTATGACCGGAGGAATAATGAGAAACATCAGAAATAGGATAATTCTTTGGCGGGCAAATCGCCGGGTCAATAAGATTATGAAGAACTCATATGAAAGAGCTCTTCGTGATTTTATGGATAAGCCAGTATGAATTATGAAGATTATGTTAGGAAGACCATTGAGGAATTGAAGGGGTTTAATGCTCTCTATAAGGTTTATGCACCGTTTGGTCTTAAATCTAATGGGGATGACATAATAATCCGGGTCAATAAACTATTGGAAACCCTAATTGAAAAGACACAAAACGATAATAGAGAAGATCCATTTTAATTGGGAACTTCGGGTGGCCAAAAAAGACTATCCAAAATCTCAAATATTTGCGGGGCTAAATTATTTACTATCCCTAGAGTAATAACCTAGAGAGAAATAGATAAGATAGAGAGTAGATATAGATGGAACCTTTCCTTATTTTGATTACTAGAGAAATACCCTCAAAATCATATTCTGATTACTAGAGGAAATAGCTGGAAATCATATTAATAAGAGACGACATAAGCGTAATTTATCGTAATATATATTCTAATTTAATGGGAGTACGGAAGTATTATCCTTATAGATAGGCATTAAAAGGGCTTAGGAGTAAGAGAAATCTTATTCTTAAGCCTTTTTTTTGTGCCCAAAAACCCGTTAATTTTAATAGAAAAGTTAATAAAAATATAGAAAAATGGTCTAATTTGGAGTAAAAAGCTTCCGTTTCTTTCTATTCTCTCTAGGGATAATATAAAAGATTATCCCGGCAGGTATTTAGAAGGATAAAAATAAGAGTAATCCGGGCTATGAGGGTATCTATTCTCTCTCTAGGGAGATTAAAAGCATTCATAAGAAGAGAATCTAATATTTAGGCCTTACCCCGGAAAAAATGCTGATTAATTTTATTCTTATTAAGTATTTGGGGGAGGAAATAAAGCGGAATTTTGCGGCTCAATTAATTGAGGCTATTGAGAGTAGATTAAACAAGACTATTAGGAAGAGATTACAACGGTGTAATTCGTAGAGATTAATTCAGGGTTTCAGTAAGTCTATTAGGTAGGGAATTCATTGAGAGAATACTGTAAGGAAACTATCAAGCCATACCCGAAAGGTTTGATCAAGGGAACCGGAAGTTTTTCGTTAAGGGAATATCGCCGGCTTTACCAGGATTAATCTTAATTTAAATACAATTAGAGAATCATATAGAGAGGAAGACAGAATGAATTACGAAAATGTTAAACTTTTGAATAATCTTAATTTTAATTTAATTGGTGTGTTTAAGAAATGCATTTCTAAAGCAACACCAATCATAAAAAGAGAATGGTTAATCTATCCGTACATTCGGTTTTGGAAATGTATTAAATTTTAGGTAAGAGTAGACACTAATATTATTGGAGTGAAAAAATGCTTCAGCGTTTTTCACTCCAACCTTTTTATTAAATAAAAAATTTCCCTTATCTTTATTCTTCAACCTGATTTTAGGCAAAAAAAATAGCAGTAGGATTTCTCCTACTGCTATTCTTTATTGTATAGTTAGCCTAAGACTTAACGCCTAGTTAAGCCTTAACTCCACGCTTGGAGATAACCATATCTCCATCGTTTGTGTATTGGACAGTAATTGCGAAATCGTTTTTCTCAATTTCAACAATTTGCTTAACGACAGAATTTGCGCGTGAGCGAAATTTTGCCTGAAGCTTTGTCTGTTCTGTTTCGGGCTTATTTGGATTAACGAAACCGTCATCCCAAATAAAAGCATTTTCATTACCTTCACCCTTCATCAATGCCATAAGAGCATCCTTCAGAGTATCATCAAAAAAAGCAGTTCTGCCTTTCTTAGATAATGAGCCTGACAAATCCGCAAGATTAACCTTACGAATTCCCTTCGCTTGTGTCTTTTCAGTAGCCATAGTGGTTTCCTTTCCTAAATTCTTTATTTAGAATTTGTTTCAGTATTACTTCGGCTAACTACCAACAATTTAACTATAACAAATGGGGCCAAAATGGGTACTAAAAGAATAATATTAAGGAAACCATTACGACTGGCGTTAAAGTGAGCTGAAGCTTCTCTCACGCCAGCCATCTAAAGAGACTGATCCGGAAGTGCATTACCTAATACGATTAGAGAATTAATTTTATTTGTTTTACCCGGATACGATTAGAGAATGAATACTAAACTTATGAGAAAAGTAACCCTGTCCGACTGGCGTTCAAGGCGCTTCAGCGCCGACCAAACGCCAGCGTTCGGGACAATAAAAAAGGGGCAGACACTTTCGTGCCTGCCCCTTTGGGGTGGATTGGATTAGGTATTTATTCGCCCTTGTAGACAGTGACAACCATTTCGTTGTCTGCTGTCCACTGGATACGAACCTTGTGGTCGCCTGTGCCGTCAAGCCCTGCGAACACGCTCGTAGCACGACTGCGCCACATGGCTTTGCTGGCATTGACCTGCTTTTCAGTCTTACCTGAAACAACAGCGAGTTCCCATACGAACGACTCACCGTCATTCATAGCGTCTCGGAACGCCTGTGCCAACTCATCGTTACGGTAGCGTTCACGCCCCCGACTGGACAAGGAACCTTTCAGGTCATTGAGATTGACCTTACGGATACCTTTATTGGATTGCGCCTGCTTTTTATCGCTCGGCTTTGGATTGTTCTCCATGCCTTTACTATAACAAGTAAGTTAGAAATGGGTACTAAAAACAACATAAAAGGTGAGACAGGTCGACTGGCGTTAAAAAAGCTTAAGCTTTTTGACACGCCAGCGCTCAGGGCAAAAAAAAACCCCGACCCATTTGGGTCGGGGAAACCTTGCGGTTTTTTCGGATAGGGGAACTAGGCGGTCACTTCTTTTGGAATGATGACCATCTCGTTTGCATCTGTCCAAGAGATGCTGATACCGACATTTTCGGGAGCGTTGAGCGAGGTGAACACGCTAACGGCACGAGAACGCCATTTTGCACGAGAGGCATTTAGTTGCTTCTCGTTCTTGCCCTCTACGACAGCGGTCTCCCATACGAATGGGGACTTGTCTACAAGCATCTCACGGAGTGCTTGGGCAAGTTCGGGGTCGTGAAAACGCTCACGACCACGCTTGGAAAGTGAACCTTGCAAGTCTGCAAGATTTACCTTACGAATACCCTTGTTAGGGGTTGCCTCCGCATTATTGCGGTCAGCGGGCTTGTTTGCCATACCCTTACTATAACAAGTAACTAAAAAATGGGTACTAAAAACAACCAATGGCATAAGCAGAGAGGCTGGTGTTTAAGATCGCTGAAGCAATCCACACACCAGCTTCGGGGCAAAAGAAAAGGAGGGGTCTTACGACCCCTCCGACTTCTTTACCGTCACTCTTGGGATAGTCTTGCTATTTCTAGCCCGTACCCAATACACGCTTACCTTCAGACCAACAATGCCAGCATTGTATGTAATGGAATTTCTGTTGTCTGCTTTATCTTTTGCGGAAGTGTGTTTGGCATGAGTGTTGTATTTGTTTGTCTCTTCAACAGCGAGTTCTGGGAAGTAGACAACATCGCCAACATTCAGACCTTTGAGCCGTTCTTGGATAAGTTCAGCCTTCCATCTGTGAGGCTTGGACTCCGTTACCTTGACAGGTTCAGGCTCAGTATCCACATAGACAGCCTCAGATTTTGTCTTAGGCGGTTTGGGTGGAAACAATTCCTCAATGTTTACCTTACGAATACCCATAGGGTTCCTTTCGTTGGGTTGAGACGGGATTATCTCAACAAGATTACTATAACAAGTAAGATGAAAATGGGTACTAAAAGTAACTATAAGATATAAGCAGAGAAACTGGTGTTTAAGTTCACTGAAGCTTACCACACACCAGCGCACAGGTAAAAAAAGAAGGGGTCTTTCGACCCCTTCTCCAAAAACAAATGTTTTTAGTCAATACCGTGTTCACGGCGGTTTCTTGCGACAACCTCTCTACTAAGTTCGTAGATTAGATTTAGAGTTGGTTGTGGAAGGTTCACTCTTGCTATCAAGTCACGCAACTCCGCAAGTGTGAGACAGTCTTTGATGGCTAGATAGATATCTTCCCATTTGTCAATTGTGGAGTTTTTAGTCACTACACAACGAATAATCATATTGTTGGTATCTGTCCAACCAATGACAAGCGACAATGGATTTGTGTATGAGTATTCAGGCTTTTCTTGCATCTTACTGAAGATGTGTCTTGCCCGACCAGCCCATATTGCCTTTGCACCATTGCCTTCAGCATCAAACCAATTGACAATAACGGTTTCATTATTGAAAGCACTATAAGACAGCGCTAACTCCAATTCTTGACCCCAATTCATTATTTACCTTTCTGTCCGTCATTTGTTCGGGACTTCCTGATGACTTCACTATAACAAGTAAGTCTAAAATGGGTACTAAAAGAGACTATGTATGCGAGCAGAGATGCTGGTGTTTAAGATTGCTGAAGCAATCCCTACACCAGCGCACAGAGACAAAAAAAGGGGCAGGGTCTTTCGACCCCGCCCCTGACGGATGATTGCAAACACAGCCTAGGCTGTGTAATATTCCTCGTAATGTGCTTCATACAACTCACGAATCTTGACCAACACGGTCTCATCGTGTGAGAATTCTGAGAGCACCTGAAGGAACAAGTCCCCCATGTCTCCGATTGAGAGGTTCTTCTCAACCGCCTCACGAAGTTGATGATACATCTTCGTTTCGGCTGTCATGTACTTGGGATTGTTCGCCTGCTTGCTATCGCTCGGCTTATGGTTGACTACCATACCCTTACTATAGCATATGGGATAAAAATGGGTACTAAAAACTTTTTCCATATGAAGTGAGACAAGTTGGCGCTCAAGAACGCTGAAGCATTCCCGATCACCAACGATTCCGGGGCTGCGTTATGAGAAGAGAGAATATGTATTAAAGAACGGCAGTCGGCCCTACTGAACGGCATGGCGTTAGACAAAAAGAAAGGGCAGGGTCTTGCGACCCTGCCCAATCCCTGTCGGGTGACAACTGACTTACTTTCTAGCCTTGGAGGGCTTTCAGTTGTGTACGGCGTTCAGCGATTAGGTCAAGCGTCTGTTTCCAGTCGTTCTCCAATTGCTGAACATAGACGGTGTGCTTGGGGCTGATGTATTCAGCACCTACACCGTGATGTGTGTTGTGTTGTTCTGCAACCTGCACCATTAGGTCATTGAGACGGTAATCAACCTCGGTGACTTTACCCAATGGGGTAGCCGTACCGCTGTCAATTGCCTCCAATTCGCTAAGGATTGGGCGCAGTTTGTTGAGTAGGCGTTGCATTGCATTAGCCTTGACCAACAATTGTGTCACCTCAGTTTGTAATTCTGAGGCGAATCGGTTGAGTGATTCTTTCATAAGGTTCTCCTTGTGTTAGGTATCACCCGACAACATAACTATAACAAGTGAGGTGAAAATGGGTACTAAAAGAGAATGTGCTATGTGAGCAGAGAGACTGGCGTTCAAAGTTGCTGAAGCACTCCGAACCCCAGCGAAACGAGACAAAAAAAAAGAGGGGTCTTTCGACCCCTCTTCCGAAACCCTTGCGGGTTTTATTTGACTTCGAGAAGAAGTTTTACTGCTTCTGAGAACACAACGCCCTCAATGAGAACTTCGTCTCCGTATTGTGCTTCGATACTGCGAAGTACTGGGAGTAAGTCACTCTGAACAGTGAACACTACATCGAAGTAGTCACGCTTTGTTAGCGAGTTGTGCTTACCGTCAAGCAATGCGAGAAGTTTCTTTGACACATTGACGAACTGAGCCGTTATGTGTAGCGACTCGGCAACCAACTCTCCACGAGCAATGAACTCGGTGTACGCTGGAATGTACACTTGGTGAAACTCATTCATACCGTCTACGAAGATAGCGATACGAGTCATATCGTTATCATCGCAACGGTCTAGAAGAAAGTCTTCCATTGTTACCTTTCCGCCCTTCGTTTGTTCGGGGCTTCCTGATAACTCTTACTATAACAAGTGAGACTAAAATGGGTACTAAAAGAAACCGTACCTTGTGAGTAGAGAGATTGGCGTTTAAGATCGCTTAAGCTCTCCACACGCCAAGCAACCGGTGCTTGGGCAAATAAAAAGAGCAGGGGTCTTGCGACCCCTGCTCCGAATCGGATAAGGACTAGCGACAGCGAACGCAGTCGCAAGGTGCTGGTTCGCTACACACGGTAGCGAGACACAACATCTCAAGTTTGCGGAGTTGGTACTCGTCAAACAAGTGCCATTCACCACCCGGAGATAACTTGGTCATCTCCAATAAGGCTCTGCTAACAGTCCATTTCAAGACCGTTCGCATCTCCCAATAGATACCCCAGTTTCGTGGAAACTGGGTTGCCTCTGCCTTAGCAGTCAGCGGGTTTGTTCCCATGTCCTTACTATAACAAGTGAATGAAAAATGGGTACTAAAAAGAGACAGCCCATGTGAGCAGAGAAGCGGGCGTAAGGTTCACCTGAAGCTGTCCACACGCCCGCCAAACGACAAAAGAATAGGGGAGGAGCCGAAGCCCCTCCCCATTCTCTTATGGGTACTACCGTTGCTTACAGTACCAGCACGACACATTGTCAGAAGGCTTTGTGTATGCCTGCCTGATGTGGTCGTACTCGGTGTTCTCATCAGCGAAGTCGTCAATGCAGCCGTTATGAGCGTACATAATACGAACAGCCGTTACGCCTTTCTTGGTGAGATACCAACGGTACACTGGTTCCTCATAGTCACTCTCTGGGTAGAGACTAGGGAAGCCAGCCTTTGCTTCTCGGTAGATATAACGACCACCGAAGTAGATACCTACTACGGCGATACCCCGAAGCAGGGTATCTAGAATAGCGAACAGCAGTGCCATTGCTACCTTTCTGTGAGGTTACTTCCGTTTCACCCCGACAAGATTACTATAACAGATGAGAAGAAAATGGGTACTAAAAGCCCAGTACGACAAGTGAGACATCAATTGGCGTGAAAGATCGCTGAACCTCCTTGCACTCCAAACATTCCGGGTTTCGAGAGTATGAGAAGTGAGAAGAGAGAATATATTAAATACTTCGTATGCAGCAAGCGAATGGCTTGGCGTAGAACAAAAAAAAAGAGCGAGTGCCGAAGCACTCGCTCTCTCTTTCCATACCGCAATTACTTGCGGTTGAAGTGTCTGTTCTCAATGCGTTCTAGCAAGTGTGAGGTAGCAAACACTGTCCCGACTGGAACCGCTATCACGCTCACTAGAAACATCAAGCCAAGCATATTTGAAGACTTGAGGAATAGGAACGACAATGGTGACAGCATGACAATAGTTGAAGCGAAGCACAACAATGCCGTGAGCAGTCTGTCGCCCTTTCGTGCCTCAATGATAATGATGCTTGATGGGCTGAATATCGCAATAGCGAACATGATTACTAGGAATACTAGCATGTTTACCTTTCCGCCTATCTTTTGTTCAAGGCTTCCCGATACCTTTACTATAGCAAGTGAAGTAAAAATGGGTACTAAAAGAGACCCATAGGCAGAGACATACCGATTGGCGCTAAAGATGCTTAAGCACTCCTTTACGCCAAGCAAACGGGCAAAGAAAAAGGGCGAGTGCCGAAGCACTCGCCCTCTATCTTGGGGGAATTAGTAGTTACGACCCTGAGCGTCTGTAACCTTGTAGCCGTTACGAACCAACAGCGCAATTGCTGGGTTGATATCGTTGGGGCTGTCTGTCTTAGGGGCAACCTTGACTTCGTAGCCGTTCGCCATGAGTGTGCTAGTAGCGTCACTGATAAGGGCAGATACGCACAATGCGTTCATTTTCTCTGCAACCTTAGCGATGTAGGCGAGGTGGTCAGCGTATGTGCGAGCATATCCAACGGAGAGTTTGCGACCCTCTGTCTCAACCTCCATATTGCGGAGGGCAATGCTTGCCTGCTTGAGTGCCTCTAAGAGTGTGTCTTGTGAATGGGACATTTTTACCTTTCCGCACTTCGTTTGTTCAGTGCTTCCCGATGACCTAAATATAGCAACTAATGAATAAATGGGTACTAAAAGTCTCAAATAGAAATCTCCCGACCCAGTGGTGTTCAATTTTTGCTAAAGCTATTGAACACCACCCGAACGGATCCGGGTAATTGACTCCGGAAACAGAGGTATTTGCTACTCGTCTAGAAGTATAAGTAACAAGCAAAAAATATATACTCAAATTTTCAAAAATATTAAAATTTTTAAATAAAGTAAGCCTATTTGGTAGGTAAGAAATATTGTTTTTAATAGCGGGGTTAATCTTCTTTAGGCTTCTCAAAGTAATAGAACACTTGTTGATACTTAAACATAAAATAGGTTGCGGAGGTAGAGGTATGGTTATGTCCATACTTGCTTAAATCTTTTCTCAGATCTCCGGGGTGAACTAATTTATCAAACTTATCATTCTCATTTAACTTGTTAAAGTCAATATCGGTAATATCATGTCTATTGATTGGAGAAATACTCTTGGGATGACGAAGAGCTCTAAAAGTTTCGGGGTTAAGTTTTGGGGACTTTTCCAGATACATCCTATACATCTCTCTCTTAATAGAGAGAGAATTAATCTGGTCTTTGTTCTTCAGAATCTCTCTTCTCATTCTATATTTAATAAGTAACTTCTTAATCTTTTTCATCTTTCTTCCTTATACATGGTAATTGCAATTGTGGCGAAAACGCCGATTGCGATGAAGTACCCAATAATATAGCCCATCAATGATCATCCTCCAATTTTCTCATCATCGACTCCTCAATTGACTCATTAATTGCGCCCCTCATTGCCACGAAATCATCGAGAGCATGGGGAGCATGGGGAGCTGGATAGTCTTTTTCGGCCACCACACGCTGGTACTCTCTAATGGCTGGCATGGGTCTTTCAATACCACAAGCTGCTTTGAATAAGCCCTCTGAGATACCCCGCCAAAGTTTTACATCATCTTCAAGAAGAACATTCTCACCAACCAAATCAGCAATAATCTGGGATAGACGAACTGTCTCATCAACAAGTCTTTCAATCTCTTCCTCAAGGGCTTCGATTAGTTCTTTACTCATGACCGGCCTCTGTATAAATCAAATTTCCAACCCATCTTCTATCTCCACTTCCATCAAGGGCTTCCAATGCACTCCATAACATAAATACATCTTCCGCATTATCTGGAAGGGCAGAGCGTAGCCGGTTCTCTACCTGTTGACGGAATGATTGATCTTGAAACCATTCATCCGCAATTACCGTACTTATTGACATTTCATTCATGGGTTTTACCAAACTTTCCAAGCATCTCTATAAAACCACTTATAGCCGACTTTGATGCTTCCAATTCTTCTCGCAGTCGTTCAATCTCTTCTGCTGCTTCCATGTCTAAACATGGTTCATCAATCATTGGGCACCAGCAGTTTTTTGAATCGCAAGCATTCCGTAATCTGGTTGTTATATCTTCAGTCATTTTATTTCTTTCTTAAATCTGTTCATTTCATCAATAATTGAAAGAAGATCACTTCCCCAAACATCACAAATGTGTGTAAGTATTAATCTTAGTCGCTCAATTTCATCTATGGCATCAACCAGTAGAAATGGATTTCCATTGTTCATAAGTAAACAATTCTGTTTTTCTATCCGTAGTCGGGTAATAATGTCATCAGTCATTATAATCCCCTACTCATACAAAACGATTCCCAAAGATGTTCACTGCTATGCCATTCACACACACCGTCAAGATGAATACAATCCCCATATTCATCAGCATTTTGACATTGACCATAATCATAAAAAAGTTTGGCAATTTGCAAAAGTTCTCTGCAATCTTTTCGTAGGCGTTCAATCTCATCGGTTGCGTTAGGTAAAACCGTTGCAACAATTTGCCATTCGCTGAACAGGTAGTCATACTCTTCCCGTAGTCGGGTCACAATGTCATCAGTCATAATCAATTACTCCATATTCATATCGTTCATCATCTGAAGTTCTCCACTTGAGAGCATCTTCTACATCCCATTGTCTGGTATTAATCTTTCTTTCAATTAAGGTACCTGACTTGGTTGTGAATGATGGATCAAATAGACGAACCCGATTGTTTGGCTGGATAGCAAAGTTGCCATCGTCTCTTACTATAACATGTCCGCACTTGTGTTGACCGGGGTTTTGACTAAATCCTGTATTAAGGATATTGTCGTCTGGAGCATGCCAGTCCAATGTAAATAGGTACTTACCATTAACGAATTCACCCGACCTTGAAACATATGTCATCCTCATATTACGCATGGCATAGAATTCTGTAACTGTTACATGAGATGAGAATGAGTTCCACAAGACCAGCTCATGAATATCAACTTCAGGCGTGTTTGGCTCTGCACAGAAAGCGCTAATTGGCATTCTCCACCAAACACCGCCATCTTCCATTAGAAAATGAAACAGGGGGCTTCTGGAGGGGATTGAGGTTACCCCAAAGATGACGCATGGAAAGTACTTGTCATGAGAGTCTGTCTGATTTCTCAGGTAGTTACCACGAACATAGCATTCAATGGAGGGAATGTTTGCATTTAACTCTGGCATTATTCTGAATCGCTATCATTAGTATGTTTATGAGCGCATAAGAAAATTAATAATTCCTCATCTGTTAAGCCCATTGATGTTACTGGTACTGTTGATACTTCGATATCCATTTAAACCGCCTTTGTGTATTTAATGTTTAATATTTCTGGTCCAAATATACCAGAGTTTGATGGTCTATATTGCACACTATCTAATTGAATTCTATCAAATGTATCAATTACTGCTCTAAATGCCTCTGTCATTTCAACCTTCGCTAAGTGAGCGCCCATGCAGTAGTGCATTCCGGCACCAAAAGACAAGTCCTTACTATGATTTCTTCCAAAACGGAATTCATCTGCATTTCCATAAACTGTTTGATCTTGATTGGATGAAGCGATACTTGTAAAAACAAAAGTCCCTTTAGGGAAAGTAACGCCTCTGTAGTCAATATCTTCAGAAGCAATTCTTAGAGTTCCTCTAATTGAAGATGTGAGTCTTGTAATTTCTACAACCGCATCTGAAATCTCATCTCTATTGGCTTTAATCTTTTTATAAATATCTGGGTTTTCACAAAGATATACAAACATCATGCCAAGATGACTAACAAGAGTTTCTATCCCTCCGCTAATCATGGTTGCAATTAATAAAAATACTTGAGGATCAGTCAATCCCTTTTCTCCATACATTGGCGATACAAGTTTTGAAATAAAGTCATCTTTAGGCTCAACTCTTCTATCATTGGCTAATTTTGTAATATATTTATAAAATTCATTTTCAGCATTCTTCAATTCATTAATATCAATTGCAAAGTTTTTAGAAACTGGACTTGCGAATACTGCACCCCATTTTATGAATTTCTCCCAGTCTTCTTTTGGAAGTCCAACAGAATTGCAAAGGACAGTTATTGGATAAATATTGCAGAAATATTCCATGAAGTCTGTATAACCATTATTAATAATATTTTCTAATAAACTCTTAGCATAGGAATACGAAAAATCTTTTTGATCCATAGCAGCTGACTGAGAAAATGCTGGTGCTGCTATATGTCGAATATGTGCATGTTCTTCTCCATCCATTGCGCTAAGAGTATTATTTCTTTTTGCTACAACTTCTGGATTATGCTTATCCCTAAGAGATTGTAGTACATGCAAACCACTATGCCATCTTTTATCTCTAAGAATATTTGTAGTATCGGAATTCTTTACGATGTAATAGCCTATAATAGATTTACATATCCAAAAATCTTTAGATATTTCTATCAATTTGTTAATTTGATCGTTTCTTGTTTCAAAAGGAGTTTCTGTGTCAACAACAAGAAGATGCGCTTCAATAAATGGCATTTCCAACTCTGAAACTAAAATCTTATTCTCCATCTTGATATAAAATCCCTACATCACTTGGCAATAGCATTGAGATGGCTTTTTCAAACAACTCTTTATATTTATCACGCTCTTTTGTCATTTCTTGGAGTTCCTCCCAATAAGAGGGTACTCCTGTAAGAGTATGAGCATTATCAATTCTTCTTTTATATTCTTCCATATTCATATCAAGATCCTTTTGTAAAATTAATGTTTAAAGCAAAACGGTATGGGTAATTAACAGGATTGCTACCTGCATGCATGATACTACCATCAAAAATCACAGCCGTTCCCTTTTTAGGATTAATTCTGTGACTGATCCGACCTTGCTCTGTATAGAAGAATGTCGGACCATCAGAATCATTAATATAATATAAACAGACCATATGGGGGAAATCTGTCCCATCATCATATTTTAAATCAGTATGGGCTGGCTGAGGCTTGTATGCTGCCACTGTAAGGTCTGGTGTGGTGCAATTAACTTTCGCTCTCATAAGTTGAATTCCTCCATACATATTAAATAGTTTTCCAAAGACCGGCATAATAATATCAAAATGAGGAGATACCTTATCTTCTTCATGCATATATAAATGATGAGTTAACTGTAATTTTGGATCATAATCCCTTTCATCACCATAAATATGAATTTTATGGAATCTGTATGGAAACTTTGGATCTTGAACATAATCCTCAATATAATCCTGTTCTTCTTTTGAAATAAAACTCTCAATTACATTAAACATCTTTATTCTCCAATATGGTCATCGCACTATCAATCGCTTTCCATAAAACAGGCCATTCACTACGATGTTTCCTAAGAACATGCCTGTGATACTGAGGAACAGCCCCTTCATCTTTAATGGCATTTAGCATTTGCACTAAACATTGTTTATAAAGATCTCTTTCATTTTTAGCATGGAATAGATCTAGGGATAGCTTTTCAGATGCCTTCATCCAAGTATTTACTTGTTTTTCGTAATCTTGGATACTTTGTCTCATATCTCTAATTATTGAATAATCTTCGTTACACATTTGTTTTCTTTCTTGTAAAAACCAAAGCCCCATGCTTTTCAACATGAGGCGATGGCGTAACTATAACGATCCTCAAGGTAGCCTGCACTTGCGTAACAAACACCAGAGGTGTCAATATTATTATACACTATCGACTGTTTTTGTAGAAGCCGCCACCCTTGAGTTGAACTCCGGGTGATGAGTATACAGGTTTGATAGCATCTCCACATATTGGACAGCAAATCATCTTTTGCTCTTCGGTAATCTTTCTTGTTTCTTCAACCTCATGTCCACTGAGGCATTTGTATTGATAAGTTGGCATTATCTCTCCTGTACAAAAAGTTGAAATGGTGAACCTGTATATGGGTCAAATTTTGATGTTATCGAAAGAGCCTTGTTAATAGCAGCTTTAGATTTCTGAACTGTAATTTGCTTCCCGCCTGTAAGGGCTTGTATTGCACCCAAAGCGTATGAAGAGCCGGTACCAATAGCGTACACACCAGTCCGATCAGAAGTCCAAGAATAGTCACCATCGATTATATATATTACACCATTTACTGCTACCAAGATTGTAGAAGCGTGTTCTGATATATGTGTCTTATCTTCCGCAAGGTCTGGCATTGCGTATCCAGTGTTTTCAAAACAGACTTGTAAATTTGGTATAAATTTTGTTGTAATGAATTCATCCAATTGCTCTCCTCCTGTTTTGAAAGGGGGAACTGGCGGAGTAAAGGCATGATGAAGAATATTTATAGCTCTTACATCTCCAGCAGCACCTAATAAATACCGGCCTTTCTGAGCAATCTTGCATGAACCAGTTCCAAGTGTTGTGATTTGGTATGCAAAACCGCTTTCATCAAAAGATGAAACCCTAGAGTCTGTGCCTACTACACAATATTCATCACCCTGAATAGCAACGATAGTAGTCATGACCCAGTAACCCAGATTAACAAAATCGCTACCAAAGAGCCTACCATTACAAATGTTAATACTTCTTTCATATTGATCCTTGAGAGTCTTTTGTCTTCATCGGTAGAAGAAATGTATTATCTAACCACATAACAGCGATTGAGCAATAACCTACAAGATCCAATGCTGTATCCAGCAACGGTTCATTTTCAACCATTGGCTTATTGCCATTAGATGTCAAGTTGGTTATACGACCAATTTTATCGTACATTCTAATAGCTAGACCGGTAATACCAAATTTAGAAATATTGGTTGGACCGTAATCATTCTGCTTTTTAATCAAAGTGTTAATTAAATCAACCTTGAAATAATCAAAATCTCCGTCATCCATAGCAATGTCTTTTGCAACGGCTATTGCAAAAGTTGAAAGTAAAAAAATAAACTTTTTATGCAATAAGTCAGTGTTTTCATCTCTATCTTGTTTAAGATATATTTTACTATTAATATATAGATCTAATATATTCTTCAGATTGTCTAAATTACTTCTACCAAATTGAAAAGATGTGTTGTCGCCATCAAGAAAATAAAATGTATTAATTTTATTCTTTTCAAAAATAGGTTGATTGCTGTCGCTATAGTTGAAAAGTTGTTCAACAGCATCAGCGACAGCACTCTCCCAAGAAATAAACCTATCTTTTTTAAGATTATGGTTTATGATATGCATTTACTTTGATCTTTCTGCCTTTGGATCAAGAATTTCAAAGCTTCCACGACTTACTTTTTTGAAGTAAAGTCTATTGGCATTGTAGAAATTATAAACGGTAGGTGTTGAAATATTTAATTCAGTTGCGACTTCTGTAAAGTTAACAACTTTACCGACATTTTTTGCAAGATAATCTTCAATCATCTTTGTCTTAGATGTTCTACGACCTGTTTTTTCTGGCTTTCTTGATGAAAAATCAAAATGAGCCATCCATTTAAGGACTGAATCCTTATTTAAGGAATAATACGAAACAATTTCATTTACAGACTTATCTTCTGCAAAGCCTGTGATTGTTGCATAAGCAGCCCGGCGCTCATCTGCCTCGGTATCTGCTGGAATTTCTTTGATATAGCTATCAATTTGAGCTCTAGTTAACATTTTTGTGACCTTTCTACTCGCTCAAAAAGTAGCATAGCACCTTTTTTTTACGAATGTGCACAATTTTGAAAAAAATATAAAGATATAGCGCCCTAGTTCACGATCATAATCTTTCGAAATACAACCGCCCAAGGCGCTATATCAAACTTTTACTTTTTTAAATGCCAATCAATATGGTCGTCTAATTTTTCTCCGACAGAACGAACATCCTCATGTAGATTCTGGAGGGTTTCATAGACCAAGTTATGATCCTGCTTATTTTCTTTTCTTGTTTTTTGAATCAAAGCAACAAGAACGGAAAAAATACCAGTAATAACAACCGCTACGATACTAGCATCCATTTTGATCAGTCATTAAGAAGAAACTTGGCAATAGTTTCTACTTCCATATCAAAATCGCCGTACTTTGAGGCATGATCGTTAAGAATTGCAATCAAATCAGACTTTTTAACTTCTGGGTCAAGAGGCAATTCCTTTGTTGGTGCAGTCTTGCCAGCGCCAGATGTTGGTGTCTGAGCAGAGCCAGCAGTTGGGATGCTTGTAACCTTCTTTTCTGGATCGAGAGGAACTTCATTCATCATAGCCTTGATGATATCCCCCTGCGAGCTGTGCCAAGCGGCAGCTTTGATATGGTCTTGCATCGTTTCAGCAGCAGATTTTGCCATTGCTTCGTGCCAAGACTTCATTGAATCATGATCTTGAATCATTTTATCAACATTGTATTTCATTTCTATTTCTCCTTATTAAATAAATCTCTAAGCATAGAGATAAGAGTTGACACTGAATCCTTTTCATTGTCATCCTCTTCTTCCATCTCGTCTTCTTCTTCCATTTCTGGAGTTACTAGACCATCAGGAATTAGGGCAAAACGGCACTTGCCATAATGCTCTACTTTTTGGCTTAAAATCTTACAGACACCTTCGCCTGCATACAAAACACAGTTGTGACAATGAACTCCGATTGATTTCTCATCATTTTCCTCTGCTGTTTCATATTCAACCCAAATTCCGGTCCCTTCTTGATCGAAAGGACCAAATCTTTCAGCGACCATGACAAGAGCTTCAGCAAGCGCTGCCTCTGGCTCTGCCAAGTCTTCTGCGACCTTATTAACATTTTCTTTCATAGTTCTATATCCTCCACCCCTTTTCTTATATTCACGAACTAACCATGCATTTGCATATGCTGAGGGGTATACATCAAATTTAGCTTTAGCTTCGGCTTTCACTCTAGCATAAAGTTCTGGATTAGTAGGTACATTTGCTTTTTCCATTTTTTCCTTATCTGTGGAGACATATATTGGCTTTTTGTCATCTCTATTTTGAGTAGATTCTGCTCTTCTCTTTCTTCTGACGGCTGATGCAATTTGCTCAGGAGTCATTCGAGCAGCTCTAGATGCTGGCACACATTTTGGATACTTCCCTGTACTAGCATCGCTTCTTCCGCATGGCTCAAAGCCGCCTCCTTGCTTTGGCCGAGATATATCAACCCATTGCTCTCTAAACCACTCTTTCAATGACTTAACAACACTGTCAATACCCTCAAGATCTTCATCCTTTTTGGCATCATATTCGCCAGTGGCAATACCCTGGATAGTTGCTTTCCTCTTTGCCTCGCCCATAGACTTTTCATCGCCGCGAGTGTAGAGATAGCACTTACCGCTATCTCCCCATTTAAAGCCAGGTTGACCGTTTTCTGAGCATGGATTTACAGGCATAGTAAATATATTTTATCATCTTTTACTTGTAATAGCTGTAGAGATCGTCTCTTTCCCATCTTTGGACAGGTATATATAAAGCATTAAACTCGGCATAGGCTTGCTCTGATGAATAATAGATCCTAGCATATGCCTTTCTTGCACCTTCGTCATAAACTGGACATTCTGGATTTGGATCTAAATATAGAGCCTTAAACTGATACATATCTTCTTCCCAATGTATTGCATTAACAACTTTAAGTTCTTTCATACAATAAGGGCATATTTTTACAGGGTAAGGAAAATCTTTAATGACCCTACCCATGATTAATCCGGGAATATTTTGACTGTTTAATCCAGGAACATTATTCATCATTTTTACCTTTAATTAGGAAATCAATAATATCATCAACATTTTTTTTTGCGATATCAATACCATCCATTAAACAAGCTAACTCTTCAATATCCATAACATAATCGTCTGAAGGGCTTGAGATGTAGAAAATTGGTGCATATGTGTCTTCAAATGGTATTGCTTTAATAACTATTTGAAGAGTCTCATAATCTTCACTATCTTCATTATTGGTAAATGGGGTTATCCTCATCATAATCAATCCCTTCTTCCGTAACCGTAATTACATTATAGTTTGCAATAATCAATTGCTGGGCTAATATTGTTAGCATTTTTGTTTCTTTAGTAATTTTACCGCCAAAGAAAACAACAATTATATAATCAGATGGTTTTATCTTATTAAGAATAAGAAAATTTTTATCTTTCAATATTTTGCATCTTTTATTTCCTGAAAAAGATATATACACTTTTAAGAATCCAGATGTTGATGCTGGCGATACATATACATCAACAATAGATTTAGAAATAACTTTACAAAAATCTTTTATATGTTTATGGGGATAGCCAGTATCTGAAAGAGCCAGTATCTTCTTATCCTTTAAAGAGTTCTCAAGGTTTGCCATTTGTTTTTGAAGCATATAAAGCTAAATTGATATTTAACAAAAAAACAATAATTGCAGGTCCAGTATATCCGGGATCAAAATCCCATCCTGCTTTCAAAGCGATGTTTACAAGAAGTGTATTTACAATAATCCAACAAGAAAATAAGAAAAAACTCATATTGCTACTCTACCAGATGAAGTGAATGCTTCGTAAGTGATTGGCATTTTTTTTGCAAAAACATCTTCAATTGCAACTGCATATTGATTAATTTCATATTGAGCATTGCTTTCATTTCTTAATGAAATAAAGTTTATTAAACTTCTTGCATTAACAGTCCAAATAAACTCTGTATATTGTGCTACTGGCAATACACATCTAGCAATTTCTTTTGCAACTCCAATATCTACTAAACTATGATAACCCCAATTAGCCATATTGATTGCATTTTGAATTGTAAGATAAAATTCATCAATAATCTTTTGATCTTCAATTTGTTCAAAAGTATAAGCTCCGGGTTTACCTACTTGTTTTCTAATATTTTCAATTGAAGGTACATAATAATCAATCTGATCAGGCTTATGATATCTCATACTCATTTCATTAAATGATGACCATCTATGTCTCATCCATTCTCTTGTAACAAAAATTGGTGCTTTTACATGAAACTTAAATACAGAGTGTTCAAATGGTGTTGCGTGTTTATTCTTCATTAAGTAATTGATTAATCCAACACATGATTCATCAATCTCGTTCTTTCGGGCTGCAAAAGAAACTTTAGCGGCGTTTACAACATCTAGATCAGAAGCCATAGAATCAAGCAATTCTACAGAGCCGTGATCTAGGATTTCATAGAAATATTCATTACTCATGGCCTGTATACTAACAGAAGAAATAAAAAAAATTTGGATTTTCCAAGATTTATGATTTTTTCATGATATGCTTCGCATCGGCAGATGCGCCAGTATACTAAGAACACTAAGTATACTAAAGTACACTAAGATATACCAATGTATAGATAGTGTACTAATAGTGTACTGATAGTATTATATATATATGAGAATTATAGCAATTATAGAAACTGAAGACTGCGGACCTTTCGTAGTTTTAGACCCCGAAGCTATCTCTCTCATAAAATGTTCCGACTTTTACATAGCTGCAACATACTGCGCTTTCACTGGTAGAGCACTAACTTCAGAGATTAATTCTGATTGTGCCGATAAATTAATCTCAAATGGTGTAAAATGTCTAGACTTCAATGAAGAAGTTACTGACGGCAAGCCAATCAAGGATAAGAAAAAAGATTAATCATTTATGAAAAAAATAAGTTGGTTTAGTGTTCAAAGCACAGATGTAAGCGGCGCTTTATGGTCCAGTCAAGGATATACAAATGCTGCAGTTAGTATGATTACTGCTCTGCAACAAAAAGAAACAGCAGTTTTCTTTAATAATCCTAATATTCCATTTCACATTAACTTTTGTCAACCCTATTATTATCAGTTATCTAATGCTTACAATATAGGATATACTCCTTGGGAATCTACAAAAATTCCAGAAGGCTGGCATTACAATATGAATGTATGCAATGAAATCTGGACTACATCAAATTTTGTAAAAGAAGTTTATATCAATAATGGTATTAAAAATGATATACATGTAATACCCCATGGTATTTCTGAAGACTTTAAAATATATGAAAGAGAATTATCTGATAAATTTAATTTCCTACATATAGGTGGAGACTCTAAAAGAAAAAACGCTCAATATGTTGTTGATGCTTTTCTAGAGTTGTTTGATGGTGATGATGACTATAGATTAATTCTTAAATACAATAAATTCTGTTTTGCAGAAATATATATGGATGGTCGACTTGTATCCGCTGATCAACATCCTCAGATTATAGGTATTCCAGACATCTTATCTAACGATGAAATTATTCAGTTATATAATAAATGTCATTGCTTAGTTTATCCAACAAGTGGTGAAGGTTTTGGAATGATTCCTTTTGAAGCAATGGCTACAGGATTACCAACAATCGTAACAAACTTAACAGGTTGCGCAGACTTTGCTCACTATGGAATCCCTCTTAGTGCAGAATATGGAGAAGCAACTTTTAATAGCCATGCCTACAGTGTTGATACTGGAGACTGGGCGATTCCGGATTTTGATGAATTGGTTATGCACATGCAAAATGTCACAAATGAATATGATCTCTTCAAGAAATCAGCATTTAATTCTGCAAAAATTATTCATCAGAACCATTCTTGGGAGTCTGTTGCTGATATGATTCTGTCTAGACTTCAAGAGTTCGAAAAGAAATATTACACCTAAGTAATAACTCTTGAAGTTAATTTTTGATTTGATAATATTGTTATCTATATTTTAAGGAGTTTTATATGGTGTCAGGTTCTTCCAGCGATGGAATTTTTTCTTTTAAATTAAGCGATGATTTTGTTTCTCTTTACAGAGACAAAAAACCGCCTTTTGGTTACAAGGATGCTGCTGGTAACTCAGTTGGCGAAATTACTTTTTTAAGGACTTATTCTCGCAAGAAGTCTGATGGTACAAAAGAAACATGGGTGGATGTTTGCGAGCGTGTTATCAATGGGATGTATTCTTTACAGAAAGACCATTGCAAAAAGAATCGTTTGCCTTGGAATGGCGTAAAAGCGCAAGCAAGTGCTAAAGAAGCTTTTGATCGTCTTTTCAACCTCAAGTGGACACCACCGGGCCGTGGACTCTGGATCATGGGCACACCATTGGTTAATGTACATAAGAATTCAGCAGCTTTGCAAAACTGTGCTTTTGTATCTACATCTGAAATGTCAAAAGATAATCCGGCAGAACCTTTTGCTTTCTTGATGGAGGCTTCAATGTTGGGAGTAGGTGTTGGTTTTGACGACAAGGGTGCAGACAAAGACTTCACAATCTATGAACCTAATAGAACAGAAATTATTCAATTTATTGATGACAGTCGAGAAGGTTGGAGAGATTCAACTGTCGATTTAATTAACTCATACTTAAAACCAGAGCAGAATGTTATCAAGTTTGATTACAGCCTAATCAGACCTTTCGGAACACCTATTCAGACTTTTGGAGGAACAGCATCTGGTCCAGAACCACTTATGAAACTCCATAATGCAATTCGCAAAATGTTCAATGGTCGTGGTGGTGAAAAACTTACAAGAAAAGATATTGCAGACATTGGGAACTTAATCGGTGTTTGTGTTGTATCTGGGAATGTTCGCCGTTCCGCAGAACTTCTTATTGGTCGTCATGATGACCAAGAATTCCTAAATCTCAAAAACTCAGAAATTTTCCCAGAAAGAAACTCTTATGATCCGGAAAATCCGGGCTGGGCTTGGATGAGCAACAACTCTGTAGAGACTTTTGTTGGAAATGATTTATCGCACCTTGTTGAGAACATTGCTTTAAATGGCGAACCCGGTGTTATTTGGCTTGACATGTCTCGTAAGTATGGTCGTCTGATTGATCCACCAAATAATAAAGATTGGCGTGTTGCTGGATACAACCCCTGTGCAGAGCAATCACTTGAGTCCTATGAGTGCTGTACGCTCGTTGAGACTTATTTAAATCGCCATGAGTCACTTGAAGACTATAAGCGTACTTTAAAGTTTGCATACCTCTATGCAAAGACAGTAACTCTCCTTCCAACACATTGGGAAAAGACAAATGCGATTATGCAACGCAATCGCCGTATCGGAACATCAATGTCGGGTATTGCTAATTTTGCTGATATTCATGGCATCCCTGTTCTTCGTGAATGGATGGATAGTGGATATGATGTTATTAAGAGATATGACAATATCTATTCTGAATGGTTCGGTATTCGTGAATCCATCAAGATGACAACTGTTAAGCCTTCTGGAACAGTTTCAATCCTCGCTGGAGAATCACCAGGAGTTCACTGGACTCCCGGTGGAGAGTATTTCCTTCGTGCAATTCGTTTTGCAAATGATGACCCAATGCTCCCTCTTTTTAAGATGGCAAACTACAGAGTTGAACCAGCTTCAGAGTCTCCAGACACAACAAGTGTTGTATTTTTCCCAATTAAGTCTGATGCAAAGCGTTCTGAAAAGGATGTGACTATTTTTGAAAAGATGGCTATTGCATCTGTTGCTCAAAGATATTGGTCTGATAACTCAGTATCTGTAACAATTTCTTTTGATTCCGATACAGAAAAACAATACATTGGCACAGTTCTTCATATGTATGATGGTCAACTTAAGACTGTTTCTTTCTTGCCTCAAGGCAACTTTACTTACCCTCAAATGCCATATACACAAATTACAGAAGATGAATATCGTGAAGAAGGTTTGATGAAACTTTTCCCAATTGACTTTGCTGGTGTTTATGCAGGAATGGCTGCTGATGCAGTTGGTGAGAGTTATTGCACAACTGATGCTTGTGAGATTAAACTCATTAAGGACAATTCTTGATACATTTGTAATAAAAATGTACAGAGTATGTAGATAAAATATAAAAATTGATGTAGAATTGTACACATATGAGTTCAGATATGATTAAAAGTAAAAACATTTGGGTTCCTGAAAGAACTTTTGGTGTTTGTATTTGGATTAAAGAAGATGGTCTTCCATTGACCGATGGTGATGGTGTTTTGTCAGCAGAAGGTATTGTTAATGATCCTGCAATCGAGAAAAGAGTTGCTGAAGCTGCAAAGTATTGGACTGGAAGCGAAGTAGGACATGTTAAATGGATTCCAGGAGCGAGAAAAATTTCCGCTTCTGAAAGAGATGATCAAGCAGAGCGTCTTGCAAATGGTCTTGTTGCTGATCCTTATGAAGACCTTTTTGATGAGTATTTTAAGAGGTAATTATTTTGGATAATCGCATGACCCATGTAGAGAACGATGCAGTTGAAGAGATTGAGGATATTTCGTATATCTCAATTAATTCAAAAGAAGAATCAGTAGATCCATTTTCTACGATTAAGATTGATAGTCTTTCTCCAAAAATGAAGAGAAAAGCTATCAGGCTTCAAAAAAGGCATGAAGGTGAAGATGGTACTAAATCAAAGTACTTGGATCCAGAAGTTATCAATGGCTATTCTTTATGGGATATTGTTAATCCCCCATACGACTTAGACAACCTTGCAAGACTATACGATCAAAGCGCCATCCATTATGCATCAATTAATGCAAGAGTTATGAACACAGTCGGTCTTGGTTATGAGTTTTCAGAAACACTTAAATCAAGAAGAAAGATTGAAAATGCTCAAGATAACCCTGCAAAATTAGAAAGAACAAGAAAGCAGCTTCAAGATCTTCGTGAAGAACTTGATGAATTGTTTGAATCTTTTAATGTTGAAGAGACGCTTATTGAGACTTTAATCCGTGTCTGGCAAGATTGTTTGACAGTTGGTAATGGTTATCTTGAGGTCGGAAGGAATAATGCTGGCAAAATTGGCTATATCGGTCATATTCCAGCAACGATGGTTCGTGTAAGAAGAAAGCGTGATGGCTTCGTTCAATTATCAAGAGCTAACAAGATTCAAGCAGTTTTCTTCAGAAACTTCCAAGACTTAGAAATGGAAGACCCTATTAATGGTGATCCATCACCAAACGAAATCATCCATTTCAAGATGTATTCTCCAAATAGCACATACTATGGAATTCCGCCAGCGGTATCAGCCGCAGCAGCAATTGTTGGAGATAAATTCGCAAAAGAATATAATATTGATTACTTTGAAAACAAAGCTATTCCTCGTTATGCAATCATTCTTAAGGGAGCGAAGTTAAGCAATAAGTCAAAGCTCGAACTTGTTAATTATTTTAGAACAGAGGTTAAAGGCAGAAATCACGGAACACTTGTGGTTCCAATTCCTGCAAGCATTGGGAGTGATTCTGATATTAAGTTTGAAAAACTTGAAGCCGGTATTCAGGATGCCTCTTTTGATAAATATCGAAAGTCCAATCGTGATGAAATTCTTATTGCAAACAGAGTGCCTGCTCCAAAAGTTGGAGTTTATGACAATGCTAACTTGGCGGTTTCTAGAGATGCAGATAAGACATTTAAAATTCAAGTAATTGGACCTGATCAAGCTGTTATTGAAAAGAAAATTAACAGACTTCTCAGTGAGTTCACAGACATGCTTCAATTTAAGTTAAAGAAGATTGACTTGCTTGACGAAGATATGGAATCAAGAATTTACGACAGGTATCTGAGAACAGAAGTCGTAAGTCCAAATGAAGTTCGTGCAAAAATTGGTCTTCCAGAAAAGACTGGTGGAGACGAAGTTTTGCCTTATCCAACAAAGGTTAAGAAAGAAGACTCTGCTGGGGCACCAGTTGGAAATTCTAATAATGCTGCAAGCAATCCACCAAAATCAAGAGCAGATTCAGGCGCAGAGCCTACTGGATCAAGAGAAAGTGGAGATCAAGCAGAAAGAGGTCAGAATCAAGATTCTGGCGAAAATGTAGATACCATAAAGGTATTTGAAGGAGAAAATAATGAGTGATCAAACTTTAGTCTACTCAGACACAAGCGTTACAAGCGCTGATAATGTTGTTAGTATTGGAAGACACACATCTTCTATTAAATTCTATAATGCTAGTAATACAACAGATGCTGTTATTGAAATCAATGGAGGACCATTAAGAGTTTTAATTCCATCAACTGCTGAAGGCAATGCTGGCTATGTTGAACTTTATGGAGATTATACAAAATTTCAAGTAATTACATCTGGTGTAACCGTTGCTGTAATGGCTTTTGGTTAAAAACAAAAAAAATAGTGTATAATTATTAATTACGAGGTCTTTATGGAAAATTTTAATTTATCTTTCCCAATCGACATGATTAAGAAAGAGGAGAGAATTGTTAGTGGTATTGCGACTGCTGACAATATTGATAAATCAGGAGATATTGTTGAATTTGGTGCGTCTCTTGAGGCATTTAAAAATTGGGGTGGAAACATCAGAGAAATGCATGCACCAATTGCTGTCGGTAAAGCTATTAGTTATGAACCTGTAGAGATCACAGGTGAAGACGGTGAGAAATATAAAGCTATTAAGGTTAATGCTTATATTTCAAAAGGTGCTCAAAACACTTGGGAAAAAATTCTTGATGGAACACTTAAGGCTTTTTCTATCGGCGGCAAGATTATAGAAAAAGCCGAATCTACAGAGAAGATGTTCAGAGGCAAGCCAGCTAATATTATTAAAAAGTACACTTTAGGAGAACTTAGTTTAGTCGACAATCCAGCTAATGCTCTTGCTGTAGTTGATATTGTCAAGATGGACATTGATGGAAATCTTGATTACATTCTCGGTGTTCTTGAGGGTATCGACTTTGATTTAGAAAAAGCGAAGCAACCACTTAAAGATCCAAAAGGCGGTCTTACTGCTGCAGGTCGTAGACATTTTAAGCAGACAGAGGGGGCTAATCTTAAACCGGGCGTAAAAGGTCCAGCAGACACTCCAGAGAAGATGAGAAGAAAAGGATCTTTCTTAACTAGATTCTTTACTAATCCATCTGGGCCAATGAAGAAGCCAAATGGTGAACCAACAAGATTGGCTTTATCTGCTGCTGCTTGGGGTGAGCCTGTTCCACAAAATATGCAAGATGCTGCAGCGCTTGCTGCTAAAGGTCGCAGACTTCTTGAAAGATACGAAAACACAAAGAAGAAGTCCGTTGATATTGAAATGGAAAAAGAGGGTGAGGTAACAACATCTGGTATGGGTTCAGGTATTAAAAACCCAGAACAAGGTAATCGTTTTGCAACCCCAACAATTCCAAGCAAGAAAAAGAAAAAAGAAATTAAAAAAGAAGATTCTATTTTCTTAAATGATCTAATTTCATTTGTTGAT